CCACTCGAGGAACAGGGGCTGGAAGCGGCTTTTGCCTTCCATTGCCAAGCGCCACATTTGTTCGTGGTGACTACCTGCTCGTCCAGGTGTTGACTCCAGAATGACCTTGGCATTGGGCCGCTTATTGACTGTGGGGAAGATGTTGATGGCTGCTTTGCGCTGCCACTGGGCTTCACCAAACTCTGTGATAACCAACCGGTCGATTGAGCGACCAATGGCTGGTGAGCGACCCCCTGCTGTTAGAACCTTGATGCCGCCGCCGTGGATGAATTGCATTTGTGTTGCGCCAGCTTTTTTGCCTGGTGTCAGTGGCATGCGGACGTCGTCAGGCAATCTGTTGTAAGCAAACAAGATGCGTTCGAAGATGTCTTCTGCGGTGTCTTGTCTTTCTGCGATGAGCAGACCCTTGACGCCGCTCAAGTACATGCAGTCTCGGAGCAAGAGCATGACAGACACAGTCGTGATTTTGGCCTGACGGAACTTGTTGACCATGAGCCAGCGATTGCTGTCGTATGCCTCGAGCAGCTTTTTCTGTGTATGGGTGGGCTCCATGTAGCCTGTTGACTCGTCTTCTCGGACGATTTGGCACATGGACACGAAGGCGTCTGGTGTGGCAAACAGCGCACGCACCTTGCCTTCGTGTATTCCGGGTGCTGTGGCGAACTCTGCACCACCGACGGCTGTGTTCTTGCCCTTCGGGTTTTGCTTCGCTGTGTTTCTTGCCATAGCCACAATGGTATCATGTTGATAGTCGGGTGCCGAAGCGGAGACTGTAATGACGGAGAACTGGATTCAAGGTGCGATCAAGAAGCCTGGGGCCTTACGCAAACAACTTGGCGTGAAAGAAGGTGAGAAGATCCCTGAGGGTAAACTGACGGAGATCGAGACTCGTCTACGGAAAAAGGGTGAGGGCGACAAGAAGCTGAGCAAGTCGGATCGGAAAACGTTGCGGCGAGTTCTGTTGGCGAAAACCTTGAAGGGGATGAATAAAGGTTGACATTGTGAAAGTATCTGACTTGCAGTGCTAAACTCCATGCTGTATATAGGAAGAAGCACCCACTCGGCGTGCCGGTAAGCCTTTAGGGTTCGGCTGCATACGCTTCGGGCAGGCGAGACCAGTGTCTTTCTTGAACCCTTTTTTGTGAGCACAAAATGGCTATCAGTACTGAACTACTGAATACCACGTTCGCGGATCTCCGCGGGCCTCTGGTAAACTCTTTTGTTCGTAGCAACGAACTGTTCGAAGCACTCAACTCCAAGGCTCGTATGCCCATGGAAGGTGGAACGAAGATTGAACGTTCCTTCTCCGGTGGCGCTCCTGCTCGTGGTGTTGGTGTCTACGTCGGTGACGAACTACTGAACATGACTCGACGTCAACAAATCCGTAAGTACGAGGTTGAGCCCCACCGGATGGTGATGGCTATCAACATCCCCAAGCGGGAACTCAACCAGAACAGCGGAAAGTTGGCTGTCATTCGACTCATCGAGGAATATCCACAGACCTCGATGGAAGCTGCCAAGGCAGACATCAACAAGTATCTACTTACTGGTGTTAGTCGTGGTCTTGCATTCACCTCTTCTGAACTCTATGGTTTGCTGCCCTTGAACGGTCAGTTCTCCTCGGGTATTGGTACCGGCGTGACCAACGGTCTTCTTGACTTCGTTGCTCCTGCTTCCCAGACCGACACGGTTCAGAACGTGGCCAAGAGCAGCAGCTACTTCCACTTCAACCAATACAACGACATCTCGTCCTGGACTGCCGATGGCATCACCCAGCTTCGGAAGACCTACCGTCAGTGCTCGCACTACGCAGGTGGACCGGGCAAGGGTCCTGACATCGTCATCATGGATGATGATACCTACACCAACTTCGAAGACAGTCGGCGTGACAACGTCCGAGTGACACTCGTTGATGACAAGATTGACAAGACCAACACCTTGGGTTTGAACCTTGGGCTGGCGTCTGTCACCTCTTCCATCGACCTGGATCGCACGGACACCACGGCGTTCAGCGGAGTGGCCCTTGATGGCGTCACCTACCTGCTGAACACTGACTTCATCGAGTTCCCGATGCTCGAGGCTCCGAACATCACGGAGTTCAAGGAGCGTGTGGGTGACCAGGATGTCGTGACAGCAATCTTTGCAATGCAGGGTAACATGATCAGCACCAAGGTAGTGGCGCAGGGTTGTGTTTCCGGCGGCGCGGTCTAAGGGGGTACATCATGGCTGGAAATCAGTTCAAGACAGACGAACTCGGCGGGCTTACTTTCTCCGCTACGTACACTACCGAGCAGTACCCCCTGGGTACTGTTGCTTATCAGCACCCAGACGATCTACCTGCGGTCACTATCAACGGTACCGTTGTTGGAAACTCTGGTGTTAGTTCGACGACAAACTTCGCGAGCCTTTCGGGCACGCGTCGTTGGATCTTCGTTCGTGCGGCAGAGGCTGTTGCGGCAGGTGCGCTTTGTGAGTGGGACTCCAACACGTACACAACACCCTTCAGTGTTGAGCCGTGTGACGAGGACGCGAAGGATCGCTATTTGCTGGCTGGAGTCGCGGACAACGCAATCGCGGAAGCTTCTTATGGCTGGATTCTCCAGCAGGGAACTTGTGTCATTCTCGCCTCGGCGGGACTTGCTATCGGGGAAGCTATCGACTCTGATGGTAGTTCGGGTACTGAAGGCTCGGTTGACACAACTGCGGGTGTAGCAGGTAGTATCGGACACGCACTTGAGGCGGTTTCAGGTACTCTGACGAACTACGCCCAGTGCTACATCGATCTGGCGTAGTCGTCCCGTAGTTTATCGCTGCGTGATACACTGGGGGCCGGGGCTCATGTAGCCTCGGCCCCTCATCTTTGGAGGTTGAACTGTGGACGTATCTCTCGCTGCTCTTCGTTCGCGGCTATTCTCTTTGCGGTCCTGGGACTCTACTGGAGAGACCCTCAACAACCGCATTCGAGACGCATTGAACCTTGCTCTGGACCGCCTCTCTGGCGAAGTGCCCGAAGCTTTGGTGCCTGATGAGCAGCACATTGTGCTGTACCCTGATGTCGACGGGGGTGACTCCTCTGTTGCGGCCAAGGTGGCTACGTATAGCAGCGACAAGCGCCTGCTGTACTTCGTTGACACAGCGGGCTTGTCCATCGCTGATTCAAGTAGTGCCACGACATGGCGGCCCACGGTGACGGGTGAGTGGGACGGGACCATGCACATCGAGGTCACGGACGCATCGGACCAGGTTCATCGACGTCAATGCCTTGAGTGGTTCACTAAGACGGACGACAACAACGAGGGAGCCCCGACGGTTCATTACATTGTATCTATCGACCGTCCGATGCCTGACATCACAGCAAACAGCGCGGCTCTCAGCTTCCGTATTCACCAACCTGAGTTCTTCTTGTTGGACGATGTCATGGAGGTACTCGAGCCTGCTCGCATCTACGAAGCCTCTCGTCAGCAAGTGTGGAAGATCGATACAGGTGGCGCTTCTCGTCAAGACATGTTGGATTTCCAAGGCAACTCTAAGGGCCGACCCTATCGATGCTGGCGTGGTCGACACTTTCAGATTCCGTCTCCGACAGAAGCACCGACAGTTCAGCAGGTCAAGAGAGACCCCGCGGCGACTATTGACAGCAAGTTTCATTGGCTTGCATCCAATACACTACGTTCAGGTACATGGTCGATTCGTTACACGTATGTGTGGGGTCGCCGAGACGAAGAATGGCAGCAGTCTCCCATGGTTACCCCTGGAGGCGACACCAACCAAGACAGTTCGTATAAGCTGACTTGGGCCTATGAAGCGGGGTCGGGTTTGGCCACGGGCGTGAATCAGTATTCAGGTATTCATGACCCTGTATGGGAGAGTGCGCCTTCTCCGGCAACTACGATCAAACAGACAGTTACCGAGGGTCAGGACGGCGCGTTGGTCGTTTCAACCACGAATATCGACGAGATGCTCGGGTTTGGTGGGTCTACATCACTTGCTCGGTACGGTCGTTCAGGTCTTCGTATCCGGTACTATGTGGCTCATGTGGCTAAACAGGGGTCAGGTGTTGGTGACTTCAACGCGGTTGAAACGAATCTTCGATACTACTTGTTGTGCGAGACTGAGCCGACCTTTGACCATGTAAGTACGTTGTCTGCTGCGGGTACGACGATTCCGACATCGGTTACAACGACGGCTCGTGCGATTACGGGTGCCCGGATTGTATGGAATGGGCGTCAGTTGTATGACTACTATCGACCGTTGAAGCACAGCACGGGATATTACGCGTGGAAGGTATATCCTCACCAGGATGCACGATATGAGTTGGACTTTCGGGTTCTGCGTTTGCCCCGCAAGTACATTGACGACCAAGACACTGCACCGATTCAACGAGACGCCATTCCATCCTTGATTGAACTGGCTTTGTACTACGTGAGCCTCGATGACGGAAACGACCAACTGAGTGCTGCCGCGCACTTGTCTCGGTATCAAGAGTTGGTTCGTGGGTTCAGGCAGCGCTACGCAAATACCGGAGGTGTAGTCGAACCTGTACCTCTTACGGGTTATCGTGCTCGTAACCGCTACGGTACATTCAGTTCCGGCGAGTAACTTAGTTGGTCCCTTCGGGGAGAACAACAAAGAGGTGTTACATGACAAAGGCAATCAAGTATTACTCCACTCTTACGGCCCTTCCTCGCGCAAGTGTAGGTGACCGTGTTTTTCGTAGAACATTGGTCGGTCAATACGAAGAAGCCCTAATCGTCAGCATCATGAGCGCAGAGCCTGATTCAGAAAACTGGTCGGCTACGCTCATGACGAAGAACGGTGTCGAGCACGTCAACGGGAACGTTGAGCATCGCACAGTTCACGACTGGATGCCTGTTGGTTGGGTGTATGACAAGGAAGCTGTGGTTTGGATTCCGCCGCAAGAGATGCTGCGCGATGATTCCAAGGAAGTTGAACTTGAAGATCCTGTCGAGGCAGAGAAGATCGCGGAGAGCGCAGTATTTGTTGTTCCTTCCCCCTGGGATGGAGAGAAGTACATGTCTTGGCGGTCTCGGGTACTAAAGTCAGTGCCGGCTCTCAAGGGCGCCCCATCGATTTTCTCCAAGCTGTCTGAGTCTTGGAAGCAGAAAAACTACGAGATCATTCTTTGACTTGAGGCTCTTTGGTGTCAGGACCCGCTCAACAGACCACAAGCACAATCGTTATCCCGCCTGGTGAGGGCCGCAGGACTTACTCTCCTGTGGCCCTTGCGTGGTTTGTCGAGAACCTCGAAAGAACTATTGATGACGACTTGAAGAGCGTCAATGGTCCGGCGATTCTTCGTATCAAGAGGCAGGCGTTTACGTCAGATACGGCGGGATTTGGTGCTGCTGATGTGACGTCGTCTACGACGGTTGCTTCTGGGATCACTGATTTCGGTTGGAAAACTGAGCGGCCCCACAGCATCTTTTTTGCGCGTCTCATGAATGGTTCAGCGAATACGCTTCTATACCGATTTGGGTCACGGATATATCGATTTACGGGTAACCAGTCAGACGCCGATGAAGTGATTTTGACGGGGCTCAGCAGCACAGACAATCCTTCATACCCAGACCAGTATGTAGTTATCAATGACCGCATCATCTGGACGAATGGCGTCGACCGAGCACAGACTATTTCATACGATGGTAGTGCTACGGAGTTGGGATTTGCCAAGCCCGCGTCAACGCCTATGGTGATGGGTCCTACCCAACCTGATTTCGACGAGATTCCTCAATACTACCCAAACGCGATGGGGTATTCATGGCCGGGCCGTATTGGCACTCCGGGCGATTTGTTTCGGGGGCGAGAGGGGTCTCTTCTGAAAGGTCAGTGGTATTACTACTTTCAGTACGAAGATGTCTTTGGCAACGTGTCTGAGTTTTCACCGGCCAGTGAGCCAGCATCGATTGGGTCAAACCAGGCAGATCCGTATGTTTCCACGTCAGTGAGGGTTGAAACCGCCAAGGGAAAACAAATAAACCTCGGCCCATTCAAGCGAGGTTCGTTGGTTGGTGAGTACAACACCGACAACAAGCTGACAAAATACTTGTTTTCGGACACAGAGCCCGCTCAAGGTGTTGAGATAGATGATTTGACCCGTAGGTTCTTGCTGAAGGCCAGCGGTGACGCGCCTGAGCACACAGTAGCGACACGAATCTACCGCACAGCCGACACACTACACAAAGACCCGACACCTCGGTTTCTTACTCGTGTCCCTGGGTCGGGCCAGTTTGTCTACGACGACAACGCGTCTGATAGTGACCTGGGCACGGAGTGGGACGAGATTGAATCTGTGCCTGTGTTCCGGGTCGCTTGTGCCCATCAGGGTCGATTGATTGTCGGTAACGTGCCTGGAGACCCTGGTATCGTGCGTCGATCTGAGCCGGGGTTTGCCGGTACGTTTCTCAAGGATGACTACATCTACCCTGATACGCAGGGGGCTGAGATTACGGCGCTTGCGTCGCATAATGGATCGTTGTTGGCGTTCACTGAGTCCGCTGTGTACGTCATTGGAGACGACTTTTTGACTCCGCAACCGCTTACCCGAGGTATTGGGTGTGTGGCTCCAAGGTCAATCCAGGCTCGTCCTGACGGAACTTTGGTGTGGTTGAGTCAGGAAGGTTTCTACGGGATGCGGGCTCTGGGCGACATCGTTCGTATCAGTTCCCCGATTGACAAGGTTCTAAAGAACGATGTCAACTTCTCTCGTATCCATTTGGCCGTTGCGACCATCAATACTGAAACAGGCGAATATCGCTGTGTTTTGGCCGCTGCGGGGGAAGCCGAGAACAAACTCATGTTTTGTTACGACGGCAAGTATTGGCGACGTCAGACCCTGGGGATTCATATCGCTGACATGTGCTCGATGACCGACTGGCGTCGATACACCTATGCGATTGGTTCTGACCCACGAGAGCGTGAGACAGCAACTGTGTCTGGTGCGGCTGCGTTCAGCGGCGAGAAAGGTCTTGACCTGTCCAGGGTGTTTGTCTTGGACCGGCAGACCACAGACTGGTTTGGGCCACCCAGACGGATTCGCTATCGGTCAGCGTGGATTGTCGCCGCGGAGAACGGCTTGGTGCCGACCAATGTACGTACCTTGTATCTGGGCATGCTGGATGCCTGGAACGGCAAAGCAACGATACGCCTGTTCAAGAATGGGTCGTGGAAGCCTATCCAAGAGATGGATGACGTGTTGCTTGTAGGTCCAGATGATGATTCGGGTATGGTCGCAGACACCGCGGGTAATGCTCGTGTAGGCCCTTCTCGAGTACACAACCCGCGCCTCTTTTGGCGTCAGGTTCCCGTAGACATTCACAACGCAAACTCATGGGCGTTTGAGATTGAACTTGTAGGTAGTCCTGCCCCGAAGGTTCCCAGTAGCAAAGAGGAGAAGGGCCGTGATCTTGTGATCTGGGAGGAACTGTATCGAGACAAGGCAAAAGGACTTACTGAGTTTCGTGCGGCAGCAAAGAGTCATCTAAAATACGAACTTGGTAGAATCCGTATTGCCGCGTTTGCGTTTGATACCAGTATTGCAACCAAGGGGGCACCCTTGGGCCGTGTACCTCGTCGCCAGGATAAGTAGACCTATGCCATTTATCTTTCCCAAAAGGTTCTTGCGCACTCGGGACATCCTTGATCCGCGTGAGATGAACGACGATACTCGGCCTGTCCAGGAACTCTTGGATGGCAGCCTTGATCGCCACAACTTTGATGCGGCTCACTTGAAGGCGACGCTTACGCATACTCCTACGGCAACAACGCCCCGAGTAGGTCAATATGCGTACCACAACACGAAAAGCGTAGCTGTCGAGTGTTTTTACAAGATAGATCGAACGCCTGGCGGTATTTCACCTAATACACACCGGCACCCGCCGAACTTTGTAAAGCCTGACGGAGCAACACTCCGTGATACGTATGCGGGTACTGCTTCTGACGGCAAACCGTTTGTTGTCCCGAATACGGGTGAGTGGGCCGCAGTCAAAAACGCGGATCTTAGCGGGCCGATGCAGGCGACGTTCACCACGAGTCGATCTCGTGTTTGGATTTGTGCGTATACCCAGTATATCTGGCAGGGTTTCTACGAGTTCAAGCCTCCTTGGATTACACCACTAAAAGCGGCCACAGCGCCTCCTGAGTTTGACGTTAGTGGCGCAACGACTGGGTGGGGTGGGCCGACTGCGGGGTTCAACGCGTACCTACCCAAATACGAAAGAAACGTACTCAACGCGTTTGGGCCAGATGATGAGTGGGAGTCTTACCCAAATGACTACACTGCGAGTAGCCTGGCTGAGCGTAGCTATCCGTATTCATTCCCGTTGAATGAGCCTATACCAAAACACGAAAGGGAACGCCCAAACCTTGGTGGTATGCACCATATCTCCAAGGGAT